AAGGTGGAGAGCAGAGGGTACGACACATTCCACTCTATGTGATCGGTCGCCTCTTGGTAGTCGGCACAAAAGGCCTTAATGGTTTGAAACGTAGATAACTCCCTCATTACTGGAGGAGCCTCGTTCCTATTACCTGAGGCTTGTGTCAAGGACGCAAATGACCTTTGATCTTCAAAGGCCAAATGGATACCGGTATCCGGGTCAATAAGATCCCGTTTGCCTGTTTCCTTGTACAACGCTGCGTTAGCTTGGATGCTTCCGTCTAAACGTTTGTACACGTCCCACCCTTGATGTCCTTTCGAAATACCTGCTTTTGATGATGGAACAGACTTAAGTATTTCCAATAGAATACTGCTGGCCACCATCAGGGCTATTGTGTATGCGAAAGGGGATTTCGAGACCGTCCTAGACTTCCCCGGTTCTGAAATTACCACGACCCATACTTCTTTTAGAGATTCTGGGTCAGTGAGTACTTTGTTCAGCGACCAGTGGAATAGATAGTCTCCGTCCGTTTCAAACTCCTCTCTTTGTTTGAGTTTCTTGGCCCTGCCGGTTTCGAGATCTATCTCGAATACCGGGCATGCGACCTCCAGAACTTTTCTGGCGAACTCATACTTGCCTCCATCTGCCTTGATTTCCTCCAGGCATGATGAACCCGATATACCTATCGTGGCCATTTCTTTGGCCTTGGATAGGACATCAGGGTCTTTGATCTCGCGATCAAACCAGGACTTTACAACTCCCCTCAAGATCTTATGATCCTCCCTCGATATGGGATTGGAAGGGGTCGAGAGAGTTTTGATAAAAGATTGGACAGACTCATAGGAAATGCAGTCCGGCGGAGTTGAAGCTCCCCTGGTCTGTGAGAGGTACATACCTGTATACTTCGTGTACACGGACCTCTCGTCTCCCATTTGAGACAAGAACTTATCCATCCATTTCATGGTGGGGCAGAGTTTAAACTTTGCCAAGTTCACATTTCCTTGGTCGAGATGAATCTGATATTTTACAGATTTCCTCATACCTTTTATGGTCTTGTACCAAGTCTTCGCTGTCGCCTCAGAGTCGTTGGGAGGGACAACCTCATCCAACAGACAATGAATCAATGTCTGAAAGGCAATGAGATCTACTAAATAGTAGTCCCATTTGCATTCAGGGAACGACAGTAGAAGCTGGATAACGAACCCATCCACGTTGTGGATTGTCCTGAGAAACCGTTTTAATCGGTGTTCTGCAGGCGGTTCATCC